TTAATACAAAATCGTTATTTGGGAGAAAGGATGAAAAAAATGGACGGAAAGTTTTTAGGGAAGATTGTAAAAGCAGAATTTGGAGCATGGCGGGATAGACCTTTCATGATGGGGTTACAACTTGAATTTCGCTTTGATGGTAATTGTGGGGTCAATTGCGGTGGGAGACATCTAGTTAATATTAGCGAACAGTGTTTATGGGATTCAGAAGAACAAAAGCATCAAGCGTTCCAAAAATTATTAGAAGAGACAAACGGCATTTTAAAAGATGCAAAAGTAAGTACTGTTTCGGAATTAGTCGGTAAACCCATTGAAATTACTATAGAAGATCAAATGTATAAAGAGTTTCGAATTTTAACAGAGGTTTTGTAACAAAAACGCTATTTGAAACAAATATCAAACAGCGTCAGTTAATGTCGGGAAAGTTTCAGTATAAAAATGGTGAATTGCGTAAGTAATCAAATGATCGCGTTTAACGGTACCATTAACTCCAGAACAGTTTAATTTTTCAATCATGATATCTAGTTCATCGATAACGTTTTTCAGAATTTTCACGGTAACATCATTTGTTTTCAAATCATTCAAAGTTAACACCTACCTGTTTTTAATAACAGCTTATCCGATTTAAGTAAATATATACAAAAACTTCATTTGAGTTGAAAGGGGAATGGGTATGAATAAACCGTGGTACAGAAGGATATACGCTTTGTATAAAGGGGAACAATTCATTTCTGAAGGGACAATAGAGGAAATCAGCAAGGAAACTAACAAAACAATAGATTTCCTTAGATATATGACATTTCCAATCTATGAGAAACGATGCGGCGATAGTGTGAAACGATTACGAATGATTCCATTGGATGAATAGAAGACTATACAAAAATTTCATTTTGTATTAAAAAAGCCATCATTTTGATGGCTTGAGTAAAGTCTTATCAATAATCCATGTCTTACCTATCTTTTTAGCTGGTAGTTCACCAGCAGCACATTTGTTTTTTACAGTTCCAGGAGAAAGGCCTAAAATTTTTGCAGCTTCCTCAACGCCTATGATGTTGTCCAGCGAATTAAAAGAGTTTTTATAAATCAAATGAAACACCATCTTGTTCTTCATAGATTGTTTGTGTGTAAGTTCCTGAACGAGTTTCTCCTGGCTCTAAAATCCAAATTGAAGCCCATTTGCTATCAGACACATTAATACCATTTAGGGCAGTTGTAGCATCATCTAATGTTTTATGATTACTGATTACATCAACGCAATTTCCAACCAAAATGTAAAAGTCAGTGTTGTTAGTGATGGTATTTTTCTTTTCAACGTAGTTCATTATTAATTCCTCCTTTTAATGATGCGTTATCGCATTTCTTGTTTATAATATATCATGTGCGTTATCGCATTGCAAGAGGGTGAAGAAAATATTTTTAAAAATTTACAACAAAATAATCCTTTTAGAGAAAAGATGGTGGCAAATAATGCGTTTTATGAATGATATGGAACGATTATTAGGTAAATCGGGCGAATTACCTTTATTAATAGGAAAAACAATTGAAAAAATTTACATCGGAAATGATGATTGTTCACTACAATTTGTTACAAATGAAGGTGTTATAAATTGGGAAACAGAGGGTGGATACTCTAATTATGTATGGTTTGAACATTTAGATGATTTAGATGCTCTTATAGGTGGAACGGTTATAGAAGTAGATGGTGATCGCTATGGAGAATGGAAAGATATTTCCGATGAAGATGAACATGGAGAAGTGTTAGAACAAGCATTTTTGAAGATTAAAACAAATAAAGGTGTTTGTACGATTGAAGTACGTAATTCACATAACGGCTTCTATGGTGGTCGTGTTAATGAGGAACTAAGCGAGTATTATAAAGAGTACTTTGAATACGATCCATCTTGGAAGGAATTAAAAGAGGAATTTTAAGATGATGGAAAGCGAGGAATAAGAATGGGTCTAGGAAACAGAGGAATGCATTTTGAGAAGAATATTAATCTATCTAATGAAATGTACCAAAGAGAAGGAGTGGCGCTTATAAACAAGCGTCCGACTCCTGTAAAGGTGTTAAAAGTTGTTTATGGCCGGGTGAAAGACGGTTATTACGAGTCTAAGAGTACAGTAGACTATGACGGTGTATATAAAGGACGAGCTATTGCATTCGAAGCAAAGTCTACAAATGAGATAAATAGATTTGATTTAAAGAACATTGCGCAGCACCAAATAGACTACCTGGAGAAAGCGCAGAAGATGGGAGCAATTTGTTTCTTCCTTATTGAGTTCAGCAAGGATAAGTCAGTATTTGTGGTACCACTGTCAGTAATTCAATCTTATGTAAGAATGTCACATCAGCCGAAAGGGAAGAAGTCGATACCAAGAGCAGATTTTGATATTTACGGTTACTTGGTAGATCAGACAGAACGAGCGCCAGTTGATTACTTACGATATGTTGATGAATTAGCGATGTGAATGGATAACGGAACAATGCTTCACAGTGTGATGGGGGCTGTATTGTAAGTATCGTTCCCTTATTCAGTAGTAGGACAGTAAAATTTCACGTACCTTATGTGATGTTAAAATAACAAATTCGAAATAGGGGGATTCCAACTTGGAGAAACAATTAACTTTATTACCAGATATCGATGATAAGAAAGTACAAAAGGAAGTAGTAGGCGTTTTAAAGGAATACAGAGCACTTAAAATGCGATTCAATAATGAAGTGGAGCAAGAAGGCATTAGTCTATTTCCGGAGTTGCGTGATTCAAGGACGATGAGTCGTTTTAAGTTGCGTCAGATTGAGAAAGTATTAAATGACATCTTGGACTCTGATGAAAAACAAATCATTGAGATGAAGTTCTTAAACAATAAGCGATTAAAGGATGAGGTTATATATGAAGAAATCGGATTGTACAAGAATGCGTACTATGCGAAAAAAAGAACAGCATTACGATTGATTGCTACATCATTAGGAATGATTTGAAGTGAAAAAGTGGGAGAAAAAGAGGATAAAATTAGAGACTTTTTTAGAGAACTTTGGACCGTGAATCAACGGTATTCTTAGTATCAGAAGGGGAACATAATCCCTTCTGGTGCTAGCATTCCACCAGGGACGAATGCTCTCGGGGATTTCCGTAAAGTGTTATTGTGCTGAAAGGTAAGTAGGCGAATAACACGACGCACTTAGTTTGCGGTGGATTTCCTGTTGCGGGGCAAGGAGGTAAGAGTCCTCCAAACATATTATATTTACCATTCAGCTCGGAAGTCGTCCTCTGGGCTGATAGTAAATATAAGACTCGATGCCACGAGTATGTATTTCCCTTTGATCAATTCGAAAATGGAAATGGGTGATGGTTCATATGATTGAATGAATCGCACATTTCAAAACAGTATTAAAATGATCTTTCGTTAATTTGACGGCATTACACTTTCTAGTGATTACTGCGAATCTTCACTAGTGCAGAGAGTTCCGACTCTTTGTTTGAGCCGATACAGACAGTCGTCATCCCATGGTGTCGGTTCACGCAAGGCGCCGGAATAAGTTTATGCGTCTTGATGTGAATATAAAGATTGATTCCCTTTATATTCGACAATATGAAAGTGGTGTTCGTATCACTGCTTTTAAAAGTTATTCTTGGCTTCACGCCACGCGCAACAGAGCGTAAAAAGATAACGAAACGGCTTGCGAAGGCAATAGCTGAAGTATTGGCCGACTCTATGGAGTATAAATGAGAAGGTCTTTTCCTTCTCCAAGCAACCGAACACGATAACCAGGATAGCTAAAGAGCTAAAAACCTGAGCCACATTGTATGTATCGGTTGTTTTGAGAAGGTTGAGAGTACTCAGCCTTGAAATGATTGCGAAATTCCCCTTTCGTGAATGTTTCTCCATCCCCTTGAAAGCTGTCACTTAGGTGGTGGCTTTTTGTTATAATAATAAAAAAAAGGGGAGGATGATTGAAATGTACGGACTAACAGAAAAGCAATATGATTTATTTATGCAGGTCCACAATAAGCACATGAAGGTAATGGGGACAGATAATCAAAATAAATATGCGTTAGAAAATGTAGAACGAGTAATTTGGGATTCGTTAGAAGGCTGCCTAAAAGTTTACTATAAAGACATATGGTGGCATTATACAAAAGATTTGACGTGGTACTAGCATCCAATAGGGTGCTTTTTTCTTTGTTATATAGAAATTACACATTAAACATAAATTCGAACAAAATGGACATTTGAGTAGGAGGATGTATGATGGCTGAGTATAGAAAAAAGCCAGTTGTTATTGAAGCATTTAAGTTTTATGTAGATTCCATACCAGATTGGTTTATGGACAAGGTAACGTCTAATGATATTGTTCTTCATAATTGTAATTACAAAAGATACGGAATTAATGAAGCTTATTGTGAAATTAAAACACTAGAAGGTGTAATGGTTGGAAATGGTGGAGATTACATTATCAAAGGTGTTAATGGGGAGATTTATCCTATAAAAGAAGACATATTCTTAAAAACTTATGAATCAGTTGATAAAGAGGAAGAACGAAGACGTTGGGCGCAAATGAGAACATGGAATAATTAAGATGATTAAACTAATATCAATTATCGTAGGCGCTGCCGTGGTCGGTATAGCGTCTTATTTTATTTTGCGAAGGAAGTGATGCGATGTGGTGTTTGGGTTCGGATGTCTCACAGGATATTTGGTAGGTACATTAGTTACTATCTTGATGATTCGCATCTATTTCATGTGCATGGACAGAGAAGCTGATAAGACAGAAAGAAACTGGCATGAAATTACTGAGATTGATAAATCAGTAGAGAAGGAAATGGAACAACTGAAGTCGATAAGGGATGATAAGGGGTGAGGGAATGAACATTGGAATTTTAATATGGACAATCATCCTTATTCGGTATTATCGATATGTTACAAAACAAACGAACACAACGAACGAAAATAGAGATAGTTAACAATGTTAAGTTTATGCAGGAAATAACGGTGTTCAGGTGCTGAAAATGGCGTAAAATCAACAATGTATAAAATAATGAATACCTCTTATTCATCGGAAATTAAGAAAACACTGATACTGCGGTATTTCCCGTTTGCGCACTTAACATAATGCATGTTATCGGTAGTCATTTTGTGTATATTATTCATTTCCCTGTATAAATTAGTTTTCATAACGGATTTTTTTAAAATAAGATTCTTTTGTTTAAAATGAGGTGGTGGTTGTGGCTAAAGCAAGAAGCCCAAACAGAGATAAAGCATTTGAGATTTATAAAGAACACAATGGAGATATCAAAAATCGAAAGATTGCTGAAATTCTCCAAGAACAAGAAAAAACGATTTCCTCATGGAAATCTAGGGATAAATGGGCTGCTAAATTGAGTGGTTCTGATTGTAGTACTGCAATGGAAAATGAATGTAGTACTACAAAGAATAAACGCAGTACTTCGAAAAAACTATCTACTGCATTAAAGGGAAATCAAAATGCAGTTGGCAATTCTGGTAACAAGAACCCAAAATGGGGTAACAAGAATGCTGTGGGGCATGGCGCTCCGAAAGGCAATGATAATGCTGTTACTCATGGATTGTTCAGAAAGTACTTACCTAAGGAAATATATGAATTGAAAGAAGAACTTAAAGAAGGTATTGGTAATGATTATTTATCAATACTTTGGGAGAATATACTGCTACAAAATGCTCAAATTCTTCATTCACAAAATATCATGTTCGTTAGGGATAAGAGTGATAAAACAAAGGAAATCAAAAAAGATATGGATGTTGGTATCGAGTACGAAATTCAATATGCATGGGACAAACAAGCAAACCTTCTTAATGCTCAATCTAGGGCTATGAGTACTTTATCATCTCTTATTAAACAATTCGATGAGTTGGCTAATAAAGATGATAAACGTCGTTTAGAATTAGAACAGATGAAGCTAGGTATTGAAGAAACTAAAGCTAAAATAGAAAAAATAACTGGTAATGGAAATGATGGCCCAATTGAAATCATCGTCAAACGAAAAGGTGAAGAGTAATGGTTGTTATGGAAGTTAATCCGAGATTTGAAGATTATCTATTCGATTGGGACCATAAAACATATTTCCTTGTTGGTGGTTATGGATCAAGTAAGTCATACAATACTGCTGCAAAGATACTTCTCAAATGTTTAAAGGAAAGCAGGACAGTCCTAGTAGTTCGTGATGTATACGCAACAATACGAGATAGCTGCTTCTCTTTATTTGAGGAAATAGCGGAGGTAATGGGAATATATGACCGTATTTCTTTTTCTGTATCTCCATTGCAAATTAAGTTTCCAAACGGAGCTAAGATTATATTCCGTGGTTTAGATAATCCGCAGAAGCTTAAATCTATAAACAATGTATCTATTGTATGGATTGAAGAGTGTTCTGAGATTAAATATGACGGATACAAAGAACTTATGGGACGTTTACGGCATCCAACTTTCAAAATGCATATGATTTTAACTACAAACCCAGTATCAAAAGACAACTGGGCTTATTTGCATTTCTTTAAAGATGAATTAAATAACCGTCTTGTATTAGATGACAATGAGTTGTATGAGCAGAAGACGATTGTTATTAATAATACGTATTACCATCACTCAACTGCTGACGATAACCTATTTTTACCACAAGATTATATAGATCAGTTAGATGAAATGAAGGAATACGATGAGGATTTACATCGAGTTGCTAGAAAAGGACAGTTTGGTGTTAATGGTGTTAAAGTATTACCTCAATTCAAGATGATGGATGCCGAAGAAATGGATGAAATCATTAAGAATAAACGTAAATTAATGTTTCGTGTTGGTATGGACTTCGGCTTTGAGACATCATTTAACGCTGTTGTTCGTATGGCTATAGATCATGAAAAGAAACATCTCTATTTGTATTGGGAGTACTACAAAAACAAGCAGACAGACCCAGAAACAGCAAAAGATTTAAAAGAATTTGTAGATACTGGTGAACAGATAAAGGCCGATAGTGCCGAACCTAAAACAATTGCTTACTTTAAGCAAAAAGGATTTAGGATGAGCGGTGCTAAGAAGTTTCAAGGTTCACGCCTTGCTAATATAAAGAAGGTGAAACGTTTCAAAAAGATATTCTGTTCTACTGCTTGTCCTAATATAAAACGAGAGTTACAGTTCTTAACCTATAAGAAAGACAAAAACGGAAACGTAATTTTAGATGAGTTCAATATAGACCCTCATACATTCTCTGCTATTTGGTATGGGTTAGATGGTTATGAGGTATCAGACTTGAAAGAAACTAGTAGATTTAGTGCGTTTGACCGTACATTCTAGGAGGTGCGCAATGTTTGAACGTTTGAAACAATGGTTCCGCACCCTTTTTAAGAGAAAAGGAGGTGTGAGTATGACAGAATCGTATACTGATGAATTAAAAAAGAATGATTGGGAGCAACTGAGTGAGCTTTTAAAAGAACACGATAAGTTGTTAAAAACATTTGAGAAACAACAAGATATATTCGATGGTGAGTTTGAAATTTTGAAACGTGAGAAGAAGAGGAATGATGATCCAAACCATAGGATTGTTATCAATTACTCTAAACTTATTACCAATATGCCAGCATCGTACATGTTAGGTAAGCCGGTGAGTCGAGATATACCGGATACAGTGATTGAAAAGGGTGTAAACAAAGATTTGGTAGAAGAGTTTAGAGAATTATTAGAATCTGTCTCAGAAGATAATGAGGATCATGCAGTTGATTTTTTAAACACAAAGCGTGCATTAATCGCAGGAGGAGCAACTGTTCTTTTCTATTTCAATGAATTTGGTGAAATTCGGTATAAGTCTTATCCATTAAATCAATGTTTTCCTGTTTTCAATTATCGGGGTGAAATGATAGCTACTATTAATCGTTATAAAGATAAAGTAGGTGACAAAGAGGTTGAGTATGTTGAAGTATACGATGATACAACAGTCACTTATTTAGTTCACGAAAATGGTTCATTTATTTACGATAAGCGAAAGGGAAAGGATAACCCTATATCTCATTACCTTCCGCTTGTACCAGCTGCTTATTTTCAAAACGGAGAGTTTGCAAGACCAAAAGGCGGTAAAATCCCTTATGGGCCAAGTAATCTTTCTCCAGATATCATTACACAGTTAGAAGAATTATCTCGCTTGGTATCGGATAATTCAAATAGGTTAGATGTTTTTTGTGATCCGTATATCGTCTTTTTAGGAGCCGTTCCACAAGAGGGAGATGTGGAACAAATGCGTAATAAACGTTCAATAGCAGCTAAAGGTGATGCAGGAGATAAAATTGATGTTAAGTACCTTATTGCAGATATGAAGAATGAACCAATTGAATGGCAAGCTAAGACAATGGTAGATTCAATTTTTGAAACATCGCAGCTTCCTAAGATTTACAAACAAGAAGCCCTTGGTGATTTATCCGGTGTAGCAATTGACCAGTTGTATGCTCCTTTAGATTTACAAGTAAATGAAAAGGAAATATATCTTTCCCGATATATCAGAAGGAAATTTTTAATCATTACGATGATGTTGAATGTCCAGAAACTTCTTGCAAATGGTGTTCAAGAGCCAGCTGAGGTATTGAGAGAAATGATGATGCCTGGTGGAGAAAGAGAAGATTTGTTTAATCATCGTTGGATTTGGTGGGAAGTGCATCGTAATAAACCGCAGAATACAAAAGAATTGATTGATACTCTTATGAAATTAGAAGGTCATCTTTCTGAATTCACATTGTTGCAGCATAATCCTTATGTGGAAAAAGTAAAAGAAGAACAAAAACGTAAAGAGCAAGAAGCAGCAGAGAGCAAGACAGTTGATTTAACTAACATCGATGCTCATATAGCGAACCGTGATAAGAACATGCAAAAGAGCAATAAAACGGATGAACAGTTATGAATCAAGAGGAACTGAAAAAGCTCGCAGAATTAGCAATAGCGCAGCAGAAACGACTTATTGATTTTAAAGATGAGCGAATAAAAGAACTGCTTCGATTATATGCTGACTTCCTGCAAGAACTAGAAAAAGAACTGTCTCATCTGTATACAAAGACTAGCTTAGATTCCGAAGGCGATTCATGGGATTGGCATCAAATACGCCGTGGTAAAGATTTAGAAGCGATTATGTTGCAAGTGACTGCTGGTATAACCTATATCACTAGGGAAGCAATAGCGATGACTACAGCTTCTGTTAAAGCGGCTGCTACAGTTGATTACGCTTTTACTTCTTATGTTGTAGCAGGTCACTTAGAGGGATATATATTAGTCCCTCCAGTCATTCCACAAAGAGCCATTACTAAATTGGCTACGAAAGAATGGGAAACAGGTCATTTCTCAAAGAATTTGTGGGGTAAGACAAAGAACTTTGAGAAAAACGTACGTAAAACACTTGTTGAATCTATGCAGCGTGGCGAATCATTCCGTAAAACAACGGTGAAATTACAGAAGCAAATCGGACAAGAAGCATACAAAAGCGAAAGAATAGTACGGACTGAGATTATAACTGCCAGTAATGATGCTAAAAAGGAATATATGACCGATTTTGAAAAACGTTGTAATGATTTGGATATGAGTCTACTTAACGGCATGAGAATCCTTGAGACTCTAGACAATCGCACATGCCCTAAATGCCGTGCAATGGATGGTAGAGAGGTAACCGTTGAAAAAGCAGAAGGTATTGCAGCTGTAGAGCATCCAAATTGCCGTAGAACATTTGTTGCAGTTGTAAAAGGGTTTGATAACTCCAATAGGCAACGTGCAGCACGAAACCTTGAAACAGGTAAAACGTATCGTACTGATGCGAAGAACTTTGAAGAATACGCAAAAGAGCAAAATGTAAGCTCTGCTGCTGACTATAACAAGCAGTTTAGAAAAGAGAAGAAACAGGAGACTAGGGAGGAATAAAGAGATATGAAAGTTATAATCCATACGGTTGATGGAAAAGAACATGTTGCAAACGACAACGGAGCAATAAAAAAACAGGTAGAAAGCGAAAGTTTTATAAACATGATTGGAATCACAATGAGCTCAGCTGATGGCAAATACTCTACGTGCGTGTTCACTAAACATATTACTGCAATAGAGTTTAAGGAGGAATAACCATGAAACAATTATTTAAATTACGTTTAGAAAAAAACTTACAATACTTTTCTGATCCAAATCCGCCAGCTGATCCACCACAAGACCCGCCACCGAACGATCCACCTAATGATCCACCGGTGACATATACACAGGAGCAATTTGATACACAGGTTGCAGATGCTAAAAAAGCAGCAGAAACACAAGCAAAAGCGGATATGTATAAAAAGTTAGGTGTGGAGTCATTTAAGGATTTACAAGATAGATTAGGTGCTGCAAAAACGAAAGAAGAAGCAGATGCAGTATTACGTACTACTAATGAAACCCTTACATCAGAAAATGGCAACTTGAAAACGGAACTTGCATTTGTAAAAGCAGCTACTTCATATAAGCCACATGACGCAGATATTCTTTTCGCTACAGTTAAGCCATTATTACAAACTGATCCTGATAGTGGCGAAATTACAAATATGAAGGAAGTTCTGGAGCAGGTGAAGACAAAAAAACCGTTCCTATTTGTGACTGAAGAGATAGGAGGCGGTCAAGGAGGTGGTTCACAAAAACCAGGAAGTACTGCGCCAGGCGGTGGAAATCCACCTGTATCAGCAACTGACTACGATAAAGGTGCAGAGTTAGCGAAGAAACGTAGTCAATCATACCAAAAATAAGGAGTGAAATGAATTGAATCTATATACACGTAAAGATACAGTCGTTGCAGGTAAAGAGATTCTGCGCGATACAGTTGGTTTAAAAACAGTCACAGTAACATTAGACTACACAGCATTTACACCAGGTATTATTCCTGCTGGTACATCATTAATCTTTGATTCTACTACAAAGAAAACACGCCAATTCGATAAAACAAAGGATGCAGATTCTACTGAGCAAGTTTCATTACTGTTCCGTGATATCCGTATTGATACAAACGATGTACAAGCTGTGGGGCTTGTAGGTGGTTATGTAAAAGAATCACAATGCCCTGCAATTACAGCAGAATTTAAAGCAAAAGCAAAAATGCTTGATATTCGATAAATAAGGAGAGTGAAACTGAATGACTATTCTACAATTAGAAGAATTTAAACGCGAAACCTTAATTGGTTACGTTGAAAACTTAGCAGTACCATTTGAATCAAAAACATTACAGTTCTTACCGCGTGACAAAGATGTGTATAGCCTTTCATTCGCATACGACATCTTCAAAAAGCACAACAATGTAGCCGCTAACTTACTTGAATTTGGTACACCTGCACCACTTCGTGATAAACAAGGTTTAGAGAGAGCTGTAGCTGAGGTTGCTAAGCTGGCCCATCGTTACCGTTTCGATCAAAAAGACCAACTTACAATCATGAATACAAAATTCGATAAGGAACGCCAACAAGTCATTGATCGTGTATTTAACTACATCGATAGCTTAAAACTCGGTGTTGAAGAAACAGAAGAGTATTTCCGTACTTCTGTATTGTACAAAGGTAAAATTAAATATGATTTAGACGGATTCTCTTTAGATTTATCTTTCGATGTACCAAAAGCGTTCGGTGCAACGACAAAATGGAGCGATGTTGAAAAATCCAATCCGATTAAGGACCTTGTTGATTGGATTGAGAAGTTCAAGAAAGCAAATGCTGGGCGTCGTCCGTTAGCGATTCATATGTCTAATGCTGCTTACCTTGATATCTTACAATCGAAATCTACTATTTCTAATATCAAAGGTGTCGCTGGCGGTATGGTAACACCTGATGAACTAGCAACATACTTAATGCGTTGGAACATCCCACCAATCACAACAAACGATTTAGAAATCACGTTTGAAGATGGTAAAACAGAACGTTATTTACCAGAGCGCCGTGTAGTATTCCTTGGAATCGAAGGTAAAAATTCATTAGGTTCTACTGTACAAGGCCCAACGGTTGAGAAGAATGGGCAACCTGGTATTTACACTCGTACTTGGAATGAAGAAAACACATTAAATGAATTCGTTGAAATCGGTAAAGCTGCATTCCCTGAGCTTGCGTACCCATCAGGCGTAATGCAAATTGACGTGTGATGAAGACTCTAGTTTCAGTAGAGGAAGCAGTTTCCTTATTTAGCGAACTGAATAATGTAAGTGACTTAGAAGCCGCATTGTTACGAGCTTCTATTTTTGTGTGTTCGAAAGTAAAGGATTTAAGCGAGCAAGTCCCTGACGATGTTAAACTTGCTGTCTGCTACCTTGTGAAAGATGAAAATGAACCAACGAAGTTAAAGAGTATCGAGCGCTCCACTTATAAAGAAACATTCGATGATAAAGCTAAAACGTTCCGCGACATTGCTATGGATCTCCTTGAGGAATATATGAAGCCAAAGAGTGATTCGGGGGTGTTCTTCTTTTGAGTAGATTTGAAGAGTTGTTGTTTCATAGAATGAACATTATTCGCGTTCAAGACGATGAGAAAGAATTCGACAGTCAGCAACATGAAGTAGAAATCGAATCAGCAATACCATGTGCATTAGAAAAGAAGAATCAGAGCAAAGTTAATGAACCGATAGGAAGAGTAGAAGTAGAAGGCACACACCTTCTACTCACTCGTTATCCGAGTATTGTAACTGGTTATATTATCGAAGTGTATGAGCCTAAAAGTGGGTATTATCTAGGAAGATTCATTGCAGCTAAACCGGAGCCAATATCAGATAGACAAGGTATACATCATTTCGAAATTGATCTAAAAGCCGAGGTTACTGTCTAATGAGTGGTAGCTTCGAAGGTGGATTCACACTAGAAGGATTCGACGAATGGATGCAACAAATGATACGAGTTGTTAACCAACAACTACCACAATTGTTAGAATTCTGGTGCGAAGCCTTGGCATTACAACTCATGACGATGGTTGCTGAAAAGACTCCAGTAGATCAAGGGGCTCTGCGTAATTCCTTCATTAGTGCCGGAGCAGGTGTAGATGGTGACGGTTCTGTTTACTTAAAAACTACAACTGGTGATGGTGTTGAAATCATCGTTGGTTCCAATATGGAATATGCTCAGTACGTTGAGACAGGTCATAGAACACGCGGTAGTGGTTTAGGATATGACGCTGCTAAACAAGCAGGTAAATGGGTAGAAGGTGCTCACATGTTAGAAGATAGCTGGCATGAATTCGAGCCGGAAGCATTGCGATGGTTAGAGGACCGAGTGGGAGATGTGATGAATGCGATTGGTTTCGTCTGATTTAAAAACTGTATTACATTTCATTCAAACAACCACTGGTATAAAGGGATATACAACAAGAAGGAGGCAGGATACAAAGCCTCCTTTTTTCTATCTCAAAATTCCAGTTGGTAAACCAAACAAAGATTCATCGGGCTTCTTTAAATATCGCCCATTAATCCACGGAACATTGTTCTTAGATAAGGAAACACAGATGGAAACAATTGCTTTGCAGTTCCAAACAAGCATACAAGAAGCATTATTACATTGCTGCTTCGATATTCCTCTTGTTGATGATGACTACAAGCCAACAACTGGACGATTAGAAGACATTGAATTTGAAATGGATCAAGCAGATGTTGATGTTTGGACATTCACTGTAAAAGGTGAGCGGTTTGTAAGCTTGGATGAAGCAGTAGAACCGATACACAAGATACACAACAACATTAACGTGAGGTGATTAGTATGACAAAAGTTGAAACTGTTACTAAAAAAGAAGCAGTAAAAGTGCCCGAACTAGTACTTTATCCAGTTTCAGAGGTAATTGCGCAGTCAGAACAGTTATTTAATGTTCCGAGTTATGTTGCAGTTGCTGCTTTACAAGGGATTTCAGAAGTAGATGTAAATACGGCTGAAAAGAAAATTAAATCATTGCTAAAAAAAGAGGTGAAGTAAATTGGCAAAACCATTTAAAGAAGGACGTAACGAGATTGAATCAGGGTTCTTTTCTTATACAGAAATAGTGGTGGCAGGTGCAATTAATAAAAACGCACGTGGTGTTATTATGATGCCAATTAAGGCTGATTGGGGCCCGAAAAATATGGTAGTCGAATTAACTTCGGCTGATGAAGCGAAGGAAATCTTCGTTGGACAAAATGCTGACCTGCTTGAATTAGCATTTGAAGCTCCAATAAAACAATTAAAAACTGTTCGCCTTGCTACACAAGACGCTAAAAAGGCTGCATTAGCATTAGAAAGCATGAAAATCGAAGCGCTGTACACAGGTAAACGAGGTAACAACTTTAAAGTAACGATTCGTCCGAAGCTTGGCGATGATACAGCAAAACAATTCATTCTGACAGAAAACAATATTGAGTTAGAACGAATTACATTTAAAACAGTAGATGAGTTAATTGCCAAAACGAAAGATAGTTTATATGTAGTAATCATTAAAGCCGAAGGTGAAAAAGCTGTAGAAAATGTAAATAGCATTCCGCTTACAGGCGGCGCAAGCGGCGAAGGTGTAAAAGTGGAGGACTATGTTGAGTTCTTTGGACTAGCTAAAGAAGAAGAGTTCGATGGTATTGTCTTGGATGGCGTACAAGATAAAGCAACAAAGGCAATGTTAACTCCATTCGTGCAGACTAGTCGCTTAACTGGAAAACTTATTAGTGGTTTCACAGGTGGAGAAGATGCGAGAGACATCGATTACTACGCTATTACAAATAACATTCAAAAAGCTGCTATTGATTATCGCAAATACTCAGCAGAAGAAGTAGCTGTATACGCAGCTGCCGCTCTTATTTCATGCCCGTTAAACGAGAGTATGACACAGAAAGAAACTCCTTTCACATCGGTTGAAAAACTTGGTGTAGATGAAACGAAACGTCGTCTAATAGACGGAAATCTATTATTCTTCCAAGAAGGTAAGACAGTCCGTTTTAATACAGCTGTTAATACAATGACAACAATGAAAAACCTTGATGAAGCAGTTGGTATTGCGAAAGACGCTGATGAAAAAGCCGCTATTCGTACACTTCAAAAAATAAAAGTAGTAGCTGCAATTGACTATATTACGAATGCAGTAGAAAAAATATTTGCTCGTTTTATGTCAAAAGCGAATACACAAGCTCGTCGATTAGCTGCTGCACAAGCAATTAAAGATGAATTACTTCAAAAATTAGCTGAAAACGAAATAATTGAACCAGGTGACTTTAATTGCTACGAAGATTCTCGTCATACAGAAAGTAATGGTAAGACGGTATACAAAGACGAAGCATATTTCATTACTGATTACCGTGTAATCGATGCAATTGAAAAAGTATACAACAAAAGTAAAGTATCTTAATAGAGGAGGGCGCTTATGTCAGCATTTGATAACAGTTTAGCAACTTTAAATACACGCAGTACTGTACGTGGTAAGTACGGTGGTGTCATCGATCCAACAGGCAGACAAATTCTTGAAGTAACCGAATTTGAAGCAAAAATCAAGTTCGATAAAAAGAAAATTGAACGAGCTAATGCATTTATGGAAGGTAACAGAATCATGGGTGCAAGTGGTTCCGGTAAAATGAAAGTTTATTTAACAGCGGACACATGGCAGTTAACAAAGGACATCTTAAACAATCCAGATAATCTACTTACATTAATTGGTGAATTACATGACCCTGATGAATATGTGGGAGCAGCTAACTCCCAAGTAGCTATTAAAAACATTTCATTCGATGAAGTAACTTTAGCTGCTTTTAAAACAAAAGATGTAATTGAACGAGACTTTCCATTTACGTTCGATAGTTTTGAATTCCTATAAAAACAACTAGAGAGGGACAACCCCTCTCTTTTTCATTAAAAAAACTAAAATTTGGAGGCTATTATAATGAATGAATTAACTAAAAAAACTACACAATTTGCAAGTTTAGAGGATTTATTTGGAGTAAATACAGAAGAACGAGTTCGTGGGAAGGCAAATGTTCAAGCGATTGATGGAACAATGTTAGAACTTCCGTTTAAATCAATTACTGCTGAAGAAGAACAAAGTATCCGTAAAGCTTCTACAAAGAAAATCAAATTACCTAACAATCAATTTCAAGAGATTCAAGATGACAAGAAATACAATGCTTTACTAATTGTTACTGCAACAGATGAAAGAAACACAGATATTAAATGGAACGATACAAGACTAGCAGATAAGTTAGGTCTTCCTGCACCATCTCCTGAATTAATCATTCCGAAAATGTTATCTTTAGGCGGTATTGTTACTGCGACTCAATACATTATCCAATTATCTGGATTAGGTTCTACTTCATTTGAAGAGGATGTAAATGAAGTAAAAAACTAATTCGCACCGACCCAATTACTTCTTGGGCCCATAGGCTGTTTCAACAAAAAGATATTGATCCAGAAGAGTTTTTTCTTATGCCTTATAAGAAGAAACTCTTTTTTATTGCTTCTTGTTTGGTACAAGACGAAACAGATGAAGCAGCAAGAGAAAATGCCGAGGCCCAATAGTATGAAGGCGGTGGAATATGAGTAGCAAACAAGTAACAGGCAAAATTAATTTAATGGATGCGATGTCGGCTCCGCTTAAGGAAATCACGAAAGCAATGGAGCAAACATCACGTGCTGCAAAAGACTTAGATACATCTTTAAAGTTTCAAAACGCAGCTGGTACACCGTTGCAACAATTGACGCAACATACCACTCAGTTGCAACAAACAGTTAATCACTTAACAGTAGAATTGCAACAAGCTACTCAGAAGATTAATCAATTCGAGCATCAAGTTCAGCAATTGAGTAGTAACTTACAGCAGTCAACTCAACGGGTAAACTCGCTTGAACATGAGATGCAACAGCTTAGACACGAACTACAACAATCTGCACAACAAGCGGCGCATTTTGAACAACAAGTACAACATTTATCTAATAATTTACAGCAATCTAATCAGCGAATTACACAGTTAGAACACCAGGTACAATTATTAACAACTCAGATGCAACAGGCGACACAACAGATAAATCAATTAACAAACGCTTTAAACGAACAATCAAATAGCGCAGACCGTGCTGGAAATAGTATGGAACAACTTCGCGAACGTTTTGGTGGTGTGAGTGAACGACAAGCTCAAATGTTACACGGACTGGAACGAGCCAGCGTGGCATTATTTTCGACTGGTGCTGCTGCTACTGTGGCTGGTGGTGCTGTTGTTGCTGGTCTTGGTGCTGGTGTAAAAACTGCGGCTGATTTTGAACAACAAATGTCTAAAGTTGGTGCGATTTCTGGTGCAACGCAAGGACAATTAGGTGATCTTACAGAAACCGCAAAAACACTTGGTGCATCAACAACTAAATCTGCATCTGAAGTAGCTGTTGGTATGCAGAACTTGGCGGCGAGTGGATTCCAGGTTAACGATATCATAGGTGCAATGCCAGGTATTATCGCAGCATCTGAAGCTTCACAAGAAGATATGGCAATGACTTCCGAAACTGTAGCAGCTGCATTAAATGCGTTTGGCATGAAGGCTAGCGAATCCTCACATATCGCTGACGTCCTCGCTCAATCGGCAAACCAAAGTGCCGCGGGCATTATGGATATGCAATATAGTTTCAAATATGCTGCGCCAGTTGCAAAAATGTTAGGGATTTCATTAGAGGAATTATCAGCTGCTACCGGCATTATGGCAGATTCTGGAATAAAAGGCGAGCAGGCAGGTACATCTTTACGTGGGGCTTTATTGCGCTTATCCAAGCCACCGAAAGAAGCTGCAAATAAACTAGAGGAACTTGGAATAGCAATTACTGATTCTTCTGGTAAAATGAGGCCTTTCCATCAAATTATAGGCGATGTTGGTAGTGCTACAAAAGATATGGGTAATGCTCAAAAAGCCGCTGCCATGTCTGCTATTTTCGGTGTAGAAGCTGTTTCTGGTATGTTAGCAGTTGTAGAAGCTGGTCCTGAGAAACTTCAGAAACTCACACAAGGATTAAAAGATGCTGATGGGGCTGCAGCAGATACAGCTAAACAGATGCAAGATAATCTGAATGGTTCGTTAAATCAGCTATCTGGATCGTTTGAAACGCTTTTAATTAGTGTAGGTAATGCACTAATACCATTTATTCGTGCTGTAGCAGATGGATTAGGCGTGTTAACAGATGCTTTTAACAGTCTGCCTGCTCCCGTACAAACAACTATTGTTGTTATTGCAGCAATTACTGGTGCATTTTTACTTCTTGCTGGTCCAATAATGATTATACTCGGATTCCTACCAGGAATTGTAGAAGGATTCGCACTACTTGCTGGTGCGATAGGTATGACTTCTGGCGCGTTATTAGGAGTAGCTGGTACAGCTTTAGGAGTTATTGGAGCTATTGCGGCAATTGCTGTTGGTATTTCTTTCTTATGGGCTCATTGTGAAACCTTTAGAAATATTGTTCACTCGGTGATTAACAGTGTGAAATCAGCATTTGATTCTCTAATGACAAAAGTGAATCAAGTGAAAAATTTCATGGTCACTGCTTGGTCTGGTATTAAGGCTATTTTCAATGATGATGGAAAAGGTGTGTCGATACTTAGCAGTTTAGGGTTTAGTCCTGATTCTATAAAAACAATCATGACGATATCGACAAACATCAAGCTTGCTATTTCGAGCATCAAGGCATTAGTTGCAGGTAACGACACGCAAGCGGGTGGATTCCTGAAAACACTTGGTTTTTCTGAAGGTGCAATTGGTGTCATTTTTGGTGTGAGGAATGCTATTTCTTCTGTTATCAATACAGCAAAAGGCTTTACTGCCTTATTGAGTGGTAATGAAGGGAAAGCTGTTTCTTTATTAAGTAGTGCAGGATTAGATCCATCTACAATTAGACAATCGATTTCTGCGATTAATAGTGTAAAGAACGCTGTAAAAGGCTTGTTCGCTATACTTAAAGGAGATACTAAGCAAGGCGCTTCGTTTCTAAAAATGGCTGGCATCTCTCCTGAAATGGTTGGCCAAATTACAAGTACTGTTTCATCAGTGAAACAAGCATTTTCCAGTATGTTCTCTTCTGTAAAGTCTTATGCAAGTACATTTGTTTCGGTATGGAAGAGCGTTGGACCTGCAATATTTAGCGCTGTTTCTACTATTGTTTCATCCTTAATTCAATTATTTAAAACATTACAACCAGCTTTATCAGTCATCTTTAAAGTAGTAATGTTTATTGTGGTAGGTACATTGCAGAATATAGCAGGGTTTATCAAGGGAATTGTCGGAGTTATTCTTTCGATAGTAAAGATTTTTTCTTCATTATTTACTGGAGATTGGAAAGGTTTGTGGGAAGGGGTAAAATCTCTCTTCACAAATGCACTAACCGCCATTTGGAATGGAGTACAATTATTATTCCTTGGTAGATTACTAGGCGTATTCAAAGCAGGATTTACCGCAATAAAAGCTATTTTTACTGGTGGATGGACTGCTATAAAAACTGGATTTTTGAATGGGTTAACAGCTATCTGGACTGGCGCTAAAAATATTTTCACTAAATCTATAAGTGCAATCGGAAAAGCTATAACTACAGGATTCAAATCTGCTTTTAACGGTGCTGTAAATATTGTAAAAGGCTCTATAAACTTGATACAAAACGTGATAAATGCAGGATTTTCATTTATTCGTAATATTATTACAACAGTACTACAACTCATTTTAAATATTTTCAAAATGAGTTGGAATGGAATTAAAAATGTAGTAACTTCTGCGATTAGTGCAGTGAAAAATACCATTCAAACAGGTTTACAAGCGGCAGGAAATATAGTGAAAAATGTGTGGAGCACTGTTAAAGAATTTACTGCAACCACTTGGAATAGCGTAAAAACAGGTGTAAGTGATGCCGTAAAAGGCATGTATGAAGCAGTGAAATCGATTTTGGGAAATATAAAAGATTTCTTTAAATCGACTTGGGATAGCATACTTTCAGCATTGAAGGAACTACCTGGGAAATTCCTATCTATCGGTAAATCTATGATGGAAGGACTTTGGAACGGTATTAAGTCAGCGGCTGTTGGAATGGCAGATAAAGTGTCTAGTTTGGTTAGTAGTATTGTTCCTGAACCAGTGAAAAATCTGCTTCAAATTAACAGTCCATCGAAGCTTTTTCATAAATTTGGTGTCGGAACAATTAAAGGGTTAGAGAATGGTATGCAAGCCCGTAAGGATAAGGCACGTGATGTATCCACAGGTGTTGCAAAAGAATTAATTGTTCCTTTTGCTCCTACTTCACCAAGTAAAACGGTTACTGGATTACCTAAAGGTGGAAGCAATTCACAAACGAATCAAACAAAAAATGAATTTAATATAAATATCTCTGGTGGTACAGCACAAGAGATGCATGAAAATGGAGATACATTTAAAGAATTGGCAGATAAACTTGTAAACTATATCGCTGACAAACTGGACGATACAGCTGCAGGCAAAACAAAAGTTAACTTAGGAGTGATGGAATCGTGATTTTCCTTTTAACAAAAACGGCCAAGTTTACCTTTCCATTTACTCCGAAAGGAACTGGCCCAAAAGGCGGCGACGCCAAAACAGAAGAAGTGAATACGTTAGGACAGGGAGTTATTCCTTTTTCTGATGGCAAGGAGTTGGAGGAGGTTTCATTTACCTCCTTCTTTTCTTTTAAAAAGGTATCTGGTGAAGAAGTACGCCATGATCCTTTTTTTTCGGTTAATTTTCTCTCTAATCTTAGGGATTCACAAGAAGTTGTAATGCTAAATCTTCCTGATCTTAATTACAGAAGAGAGATGAAAGTACAAAAATTCGAATACTGGCAAGATGCTCCAGGTTACATCGAGTTTACGATTACTTTTAAAGAGCACAGGGAGATTCAATTAAGTTACAAGGATAGTTCTGGTGCAATAAGGCGTCCACCATCGAATTATAGATACGCTTTATTAAGAGCGCAGGTTGTAAATACACAAATGTTAGCAGTTCGAGAAGCACCATCACCAAACGCAAAAATGATTGGTGCATTAAAACGAGGAACAGTCGTAACATTTGCCAAAGATGCCAAAATTGAAGCAGGATGGATTTATATTCAATGTGGGAGTCTGCATGGATATGCAGCTGCTGATTTCATCGGATAGGAGGGATTATTGTGTTAGAAGTAATTATAGGTAATATGGTTGTCACAGATGCAGTAGTTCCTCCTATCAAATTGGATGATGATTATGAATCTGGTCCAGTAAAAGTGGAAATACCATTAGTTTATCAGAAAGAATTTGATGATATTGAGGGAAAACCTGTTTGTATTCGTGATGAAAACAAGGCATGGTTTGAAGGTTTTGTTCGGTCATCAAAAAATACAAAGAGCAGAAACTTCTCAGTTACTGCTTATGATCCACTATTTAACTTAGTGAAATCAGATGATGAATTTGTATTCCAAAACCGAACAGCTACACAAATGATGTGGTCTATTACAAATAAGTATGGAATTCCAATCAAAGAAATGGTTGATATAGGTACAGTATTCCCTCTTATGTATTTGGATAAAAATAATGCACAGAGTATATATGAAATGTACATCATTATCCTTTACGAGAGCAAAAAACAAACTGGCAAAAAGTATTGGATGCGATATGAACCAGGCGGAATACGTATTTTTAATTGGATTCCACCTAATCAAGTACCAGTTTTAGGTGTGGGACTAACCAATAGTGAAGTAACGATCTCTACAGAAGAAATTAAGAACAGTGTTAAAGTCGTAAATCGCGAAAAGAATATTGTAGCGTACCAAACAGACAATGAATCTATTCAAAGGTTCGGTTTACTGACTACTGTTGAGGAATACAGCGCTAATACAGAAGCGGAAGCACAGAATTATGCAAATACAAAAGTGAGATTATCATCATTACCTGACGTATCGCGACAAATCGAGCATGTTCATGGCTTAGAAGAACAACGATTCTGGTCAGGTGATTATGTTTATATAGAAGATCCGACGAATACAGTCCTTGGAGGATATTACTTTAAAAAGGTATCATACTCGCTTTATAAGAATCACGTTGTCTTAAGTGCGGATGTTACGAAAACAGCTAGTTTACCAGATAAGGCATATGTTCCTCCAGAGCAAAATAATGAAAACAATGAAGGGTAGGTGAGGGAATGGAGAAACGGGGAATAGAGCGTATTTTAAACCATATACAAGGTGCTGGCGATAGCGAAGAAATAAGTTTTTCTCTTGGTAAAATAATTACAAGTGAACCAAATGTGACGATACAAATTCACGGTTCTAGCAAGGCTTTACCTAGCGCATTCTTTATCATGCCCAACGTAAAGTTTTCGAGAGGTGAAACGGTGCTAATTCAGCGTATATCTGGCGCAGGGCCTACAGATCGTCAGTTTGTTGTAAAACCGCTGAACGAAACTGTAACGTTATGCCGTTATGACGGTTCTGCATATGTAGCACTTGCAGATAATAATGTTCGATATCCTGCTTCACAAACGTTCTGTCCGTGGTCTATTAATTCAGGCACAAACGTTATGTTGCTTCCTAATCGATTCCCTTCATCCAACTCTTTATGGGTGGTGGTGAATACTTATGTCCAAGAATAGCTTGCTACCAAAAATAGACTTGCAATCTGTTTTTAACAATGAAAATTTTGAGAGCGAAGAGGTGCAAGGATACTTGTCGCCTCTTTTTAATTATGAAAAAGGCGAATTTTTCGCAGATGCTAGCGGTGCCGTTATGTTAGATGACGGAAAGCAAGGTATGGCGAATCTAATAGAGAAAATACATCGTACCCCTCGAAACGTCTATCGTGTTTATACGGATGCTCACGGCTCCGAAGTACGTAATGTATTAATAGACAGTGAAATAAACGAAACTGGACGTATTTCGATGGTAAAAGAAGCAATACGAGACTCATTGATTTACGATGAGAGGATTGTTGATGTTAGCGATATCGAAATACAAAGGGAAAATAAAGATACTTATATAGCGATTTACACAGTTCATACAATTTATGCAAACATCCCAGTACGAAGGGAAGTGAAAATATGACATTACCAACGAATTATCCTGCATGGTGGAGTGAAACAGAACAAGACGTTTTTAAACGCATGCTTAGTGACGTCGATAAGAAATGGGATAAACGAGAAGGCGGATTTATTTACGATGTATTAAAACCACAAGCGATAGCTAGGGCTGATCAGCGTAAGGAATTCAAGAACTGGTACTACACTCGATTCGCTAAATATGCAACCGGTAATGATTTAGATGAAGTCGTCGAAAACAATACACCACTAAAACGTTATCCAGCTAAAAAAGCTAAAGGTAAAGTTACTGTTTGGGGCAATGTAGGTACTAAACTACCAAAGGGTTCTACGTATGTTCATATTCGATACGATATAGACAACAAAATCGTTGAATATACGCAGTTAGAAGATGCAGTTATTGGCCCATCTGGAAACGTAACAGTGGAAATCGAATCAGCTCTCCCTGGTGTGATTGGCAATACTGCAGAAAACACGATTCAACTCAATGAAGCTGTTTTTGGTGTAGCAAATGTCAATAACGCAGAAAAAATTGTTGGCGGAGAAGAAAAAGAATCTGATGAAGATTTACGCTCTCGCTATTTCACATGGCGCCGAGAAACATCAAATTCCGGTAATATAGGCGATTACATCCGATGGTCGTTAAGCGTTCCAGACGTTGGCGGTGTGCTTGTTTTTCCTATTGCGAATGGAAAAGGTACTGTACAGCTATTAATATGCAATACGAGCTTTCTTCCTGCTTCTGAAGAACTCGTTCATCAGACACAAGAATATATCGCTCCTGCTGACGAAATGGGAGAAGGACAAGCACCGATTGGAGCTTCTGTTTATGTAGAAGCAGCACAACCAGTAATTATTAATCTAGATGTATATGTATCTTCTAAACAGGAAGCAGAAGCGTTAAAACAACAACTAACTGACGGTGTAAATAGTTATTTGAAAGAAATGAACAGACTGTACTGGCGTGAAAATGCTCGTAGGCAATCTATTTTAAAAGAATCCTATCAGATTAGTTACTTGAAAGTTGGTTCTGTTGCAGTAGATACTATGAAACTTATCCGCGTGGAAAAATTACTGATGAATGGTGAGCAAAAAGATGTTGTCCTTGAATCTGGTCAAATTGCAATTCTTGGAGATGTGAATTTCTATGAAACGGCGTGATGAATTAGTAGAAACGTTCCTCACCTATTCGATGAAAGAGTACCGTGATTCTGAACTATTTCGAAATCTCATGCAAATTAGCGCAGATGCTGTAATAGGTGAAGGAATAGAATTTGATGATGTTCGAGCGCAATTTGATATCGAAACGGCTACATGGTCCATTGCCGACTGGGAAAATGAGTTTGGTATTCAAATAGATAATAACAAGCCTTTAGATCAGCGAAAATCAGTCGTAAAAAGTAAGATGCGTAGTACAGGCGCTACACGGTTGCCATTGATTAAAAAAGTAGCCGAATCATTCCAGTATGGTGAGGTAGACGTAAAGCAAGATACACCGAATTACACGGTAATCATTACATTCATTGGTAAATATGGTATACCACCAAACATTAATGATATCAAACTTGCTCTACGTGAAATCATTCCTGCTCATTTGGACATTGAATACGTCTTTACGTATATAACATGGAATCAATTAGACGGATACAATATCACATGGGATCAGTTAGAAGCTCTTAATTTAACTTGGGATGAATTAGAAACTTATAGAAAGGTGTGAGAAGATGCCAGAATATACAGAACGCCTTAAATTGCCGTTACCTCTCGGCAATGAATATGTAAAACGAGAAATTTTAAATGAGATTTTCAAAATGATCGATAAACAAACCGCAATACTGGATGAAAAAGGACAAATCATCGCTGGTCAATTACCCGAAACTTTGGTTATTGATATTAGCAAATTGCAAAAAGCGTTAGAGGAACATAAAAAAGATGGAACAGCACATGACATTGGCGATAAATCAAAACTGAGAACTAAATCAAAAGATACTATGGTTAATGCGATTAATAGTCACGTAGAAGATTATGTACAACATCCAGCGTATGCGGTTGCAAGTGGAACGAATGCTTATGCTGTAACCTTAGATCCAGCACCTACCGCTTTAGTTGCAGGTATGGGGATTGTATTAAAAATTAATAGTGACGCTACTGGAAATTGCACTCTAAATGTAAATAACTTAGGTGCTAAATCAATCGTAAGACCAGACGGGACACCGGTTAACAACTTCAAAGCAGGTGCTATATATACGCTACGTTTCAACGGCGTAAATTTTATTCCGCAGGGTGAAGGGGGAAATGCTAAGGTAACGAACGGGCTATTAAAAGTAGGTGTAAACAGTGAAATAGTAAGATTCTCTGACGAAAAGTATTTATATACTACCAAAAATACATCGGCGGGCGCTAATTACAGAGCATGTAAATACGATAAGACGACTGGTACATTAGTGAAAGTTTTAGATTTCACTAGTCCATCTACAGGTGGAAACCATCATCTAACATATACAGCTGACGGCATATTTCATAGAGACTCTTATCAATTCCCTGAATTACGAGTGTACGATGAAAATAAAACTATCTTAAGAGCTATAAACTTTAACTTAACCGAAAGTCTACGTCAAGTGCAATACGGTAAAGACTTAAATGAATTTGTATTTACCACGATATTAGGTATAACACTCTATGATACAACTGGTACTTATATAAAAACTGTCTATACCGAGAAGGAAGAATATGGTTATATAAATGATTTAACTATGTATAGAAGTGCATCCGGTAAGATTGAGGCTTTTATTATAACTGGAAGGAATAGCGGTAAGTTCCATGGTTATTTCGATACTAAAGGATTGACAACTACAGACAATGTTAGTGTTAGATTCACGTATTTAGATGAAAGAGCTATGTTCACGAATCATTTTAATCAATACATCTCAAGTCTTTAAAAGGAGGCGTTAATGTGAAATTCTATAAAGTTATTAATTTTCTTAAAGAAAACGGGGAAGCGGATTATAAGGGCTTAGATACTTCTCAGTTTAAATTCGAAGGTCAATTCTATGATTTTGAAAATAAAGTTTGTGTGATAGCGACAAAACAACTCAATTTTGCAGGCCACAAGGAAGTTACAGAATTAACTCAAACAGAGTATAAAGAAATTGCTGATATCATCACACAGAAAAATAATACACCGAATACCCCAGAAGAACCGAATGCTGATGGTGATAGAATCGAACAGTTAGAAGCAGCATTAGTTGAAACAACCGCTCTTCTTGCGACACAGCAACAAATTAACATTAAAAATGAACAAGCGATTATGGAATTAACACAAATGATCGGAGGAATGACAAATGTTTAATAAAAATAGTGGGCTAGTTGCAATTTGGGCACGGAATATTAAGCCGAATGGGCTGCAATACGACAGAGAACAGGTTCCAAAATTATCGAATTTACAAGAAGAAGTATACAAAAAATTAGACACAGACGCTGCTGCACAGTAGGCTTTTTTATTTTGTCTAAAGGAGAGTGAAACAGTGACAATTGAAATAGGAGTACTTATCGCAATACTATCGCTCGCTATTAGTTACTTTGCATATTCGCTTAACAGATCAAAAGCACTAAAATCAGATGGTCAACAAGGCGCAGAAATGAAAGCAAAATTAGAGTATATCAGCAAGGGCGTAGACGATATTCGAATTGACCAAAAAGCAAGCGAAAAGCAAATGATTTTATTTGGTGAGCGAATTACACGTGTTGAGGAAAGTTCAAAGCAAGCCCATAAACGCCTTGATAATTTAGAAAAGGAGACGAATTGAGTATGAACAAAGAAAATATCAAAAAACGTTTGCGCAACTGGAAAACATGGGTTGCGCTTTTTTCGTGCATTGGATTGCTCTTGCAAGTGTTTGGCATTGTTGGATTTGAAGGTAACTTAGAAAAGGTTCAACAGGCTGTATACATGCTTGGTATTGCTTTAGGGATTTGGACTGATCATAAAGAAGGAGATGTTGAATAATGGCATACGTAGGAGTAGCAGGACATAACGCAATTGTTCCAGGAGCAGACGGATGCGGTTATGCAGAGCATGCAGTAGCTCGTCAAATGCTTGCAAAGGTAATTGAATATATGAATGCAGTAGGAGAAACAATGCATAATTGTACAGATGATGTAGGAAGAACGCCATCATCTTGCTGGCAAAACGCAGTAAACAATACAAATAGAGCGATTGGAAGCGATGGTTTAGCTGTATCGATTCATTTAAACGCAGCGAACAGTAATGCGACAGGTACGGAGGTTCTTCATTACAACAATCCAGAACTAGCGGCAAAAGTGTCTGCAAAGATCGCTGGTGTGTTAGGTATTAAAGATCGTGGCCCAAAAGGCGGAAAATCAATTGGTTATATCAATTCTACAAAATCAGAAGCAATTCTTATTGAGCTTTGTTTCATCGATAATCCATCTGATATGAAAAAGTTAATGGATAATTTTGATGCAGTTGCAGCTGCTATTGTAGAAGCTATTACTGGAAAAAGAGTACAAAGTGGAGGAGGAAATTCAGTGGCAGTTGATGACGGAAAACGTAAAATCCAAACAGGCGGCTTAGGATTTGATGCAGTAAAAGAAGTAGCAGAAGTAATGTGTGCTAAAAATATTAAAGGTTCAATTATTGTACCAGGTGGTAGCGAATCTCCTTATGTTCTAACCGAAAAGATTGGTAATCCTTATTTAGATGATTTCACTGGTTGGTTAGACAATAAAGGGTGGCATTGGGATTATATTTAACAAAAAGAGGGCCTGCTCATATTTGAGTAGACCCTCTTTTTTTTATTAATCGTACAAAGAAAATAGGTAATATATACGTCAGTTAACGCTTTTGTTTAGTTTTTACACTAAAAGTACATACGGCTCTTTTTGGTCTGTATAATCTTCTATACCTTCAATATCAAAAGGTGATTCGTAATAATCCTGTACTTTAATTACTGTATTATCATCAAATTCTTCTAATGCTGCTATCAATTCTGCTTTAGTCATCCCTAATTACCTCACTTTTTGTATAAAATTCAAATCTAATTTATATCTCCACAACCTCTAATTTCACACCTCGGTGCGGAAACCCTTCCTGTAACAACTCGCAATCACGTTCCGCTTCCTCACGAGTGTCATACGTCATTTCCTTTCCTTCTTGACCGATTTCACAACTTTCAAGAATAAATCCTTCTCCACGTATTACAAATGCCATGCTATCACTCACCTCCCGTGATTCGTTCCATTCCAGCACGGGTTACTAACCAAGTTCCAGAACTTTTCCTATGCTCTTCTTGATGAAATTTTTTACGACTAATCCAAACCACAACGGTATTTGGTGATAGTCCGTATTGCTGTTCCGCTTCTCTTGCTGTCAAAACATCAAAAATACTACTTGTTGCAAGTTCACGAATCTTGTCAAATACCTCGTCTGTTGTGAGCGTTACCCAATCGTTATTTCTTTTTTCTTGTAGTACCAAGTCCTTCATGTACGCATGAGTAATATGCTTTGGATACATACCATCTTTCCGATGTTCCATAAATTCTTGTGCTACCTCACGATCTAGTTCATCATACCAGCGTAATCCAGCTAGCTTCCAGTTGTAATAAATATTATCAATGTTTATGTTCATATTTATCTCCATTTCTTTGTAAGAGGGAGTCACAGCTCTCTTGATTTATAAATTACTAGATGAAGAATACATAACTTGTGCAGCAACCGGAACAATGTTGTTAGCTACAGCAGTTTCTTTTGCAGTTATCGCTATCGCTTCGCCAAGTTCCTTACCATTCAAATATCCGAAGTTTTCAATGAAAAATTTTGCACTCGTATTATTAAGAATTGTTTCTTCATATAGAGCGAATTCTACTTCGCGTTTTGTGCGGTAGGATTCTTTTTCCATTTTTTTAGCTTTTTCACTCATAAATTTTACTTTTAAAATACTGAACATTTCTTTCACATCTTTACGGATATCATTTGCCCAAGCGACTTGTTTTTCTGTCCCCTGTAGTTCTACCATTTCAGCAGCCCCTTTCTTATAAATAACCCATGCCATACGAAGTGCTTGGGAAAAATATTCTTTTACTTTACCACCGAACTTCTTTTGACCATCTTTTGCGATTTCCCAAGCTTTTTGCATGACATTTATCATTTTTATTCCCCTCTTTTCTGTTTTGTATTCCTTACAGTTATTATATATCTGTTTTGTATTCCTTACAACATGTTTTTAAAAAATTCCCTATTTTCCGTTCGACAAACTTTCGACAAAATAAAAAAGCCCTGCATAAACAGGACTTTCTTTATTTATTCTGCTTCAAAGTTTCCACCACGATTTAATTTCGGACGTTTTTTCTTTTTCAATTCTTCTTTTACTTCAACTACTGGAGTAACGATAGGAGCAGTTCCACTAGTATGCATGTATTGTCTAATAGCTGTTCTTACCATTTCTGCTTTACGATTACGTGGTAACGAATCTAACCATAATTTGATGTCCTTATCTAATACATCATCATAAGAAAGAAGGTACGTCTTATTCGCCATCTTCTTCGCCTACCTCAAATTTACCGTATCTGTAGAAGCCCTCCACGTTTGCAGTTTGGCTTTCTTCTAATTTTGTTACTTTACCAATCCATTCTTCCAACAGCTCATGGAATGTATTCGCACCGCCACCAGAAACAAGAACTTCGTCAAAGCGATCAAATGTTTTCCATGCATTATTTACGCCATTTACAATAAAATCGTAAACTTCTTTAATAGAAGCTGTTTTCTCATCATTGAAATCGATTGGATCCATACGCTTAGAAGCTTGATATTCACCTGCTCCGAATACCTTTTCTAACTTATAATCATTAATACTAGCGCTTGTTTCTTTTTTGATTTTAGCTACAATCGGTTCATATACATCGTGCATTCCTTTTGGTACTGAAGTAGATTCTTTTTCACGGCGTAGCATAGAAATTACATCTAAATCTGTTGTACCTGTACCAATATCAATAATTCCGACAGTCATATCTTCATAAGAATCTTCGGCCACAAAACCATCTTCATCTAAATAACGACTCATAACTGTACCCACTGGTTGAGCAAGAACGATTACATCTACAACATTAATAGTTACTTTTTTACCGTTTACTTCAATTTCATGAGCACCTTGGTAAACTTCTTTGATTTCTTCTGCAGCTTTTGTGCCAATCTCTTGACTTGGAACACCAGTAACAACTAGAACTTCATCATAACCTTTTATATTTGTTTTAATTGCCATTTCTGCTAAAGCAATCTTGGACAATGTTTTGTATTGATTTGTTTTATAACGATTTTGTTGAGCGTATGTGTTCAAAGTATTGCTTACTTTAATGATATCATCGCCCCATACATATTCAGCACCATCAACTTTATAAGTTTTAAGCTTCATTTTTCCGCCAGATAGCGCTTCACCTACGTTAGAAGCAAATGAATAAATAGATGGAAGTGTCTTTTTAAACACATCCGTACGCATTTTAACAGCGCCATTCCCGTGATCAATAGCAAATACTTTCGTCATTTTATTTCCCCCTAGAAAATAATTAATAGTTATCTATCTGTTATATAAGAGTTATGTATTTATGAATTCATTCTAACTGAAAGTTGGTAGATTCACAACAAATAATTAACACTTATAAAATACTTATATAACAGTTATATAATTTGATAAATAAAAAAGAGACTCATCACCAGAATCTCCACCAAGATTTCTTCTTCGTTGCAGCAGCTATTAATCGCTTTGTTTCTTGCTGTTCGCGAATCGTCTTCATAAGTAGTTTATCATGATTATTCAGACGTTCTCCAAGACGTTCCTCTGCCACTTGAATCGCTTCTTTCATCTGCTGCTTCATTTCTTCTTTAAGTTCTTGTTTTATCTCTTCTCTAAGCTGTCCCTTTAATTCTTCTTTCCAATCATTAAAAGCTAGTTCTTTTAGTTCCTGTAAGGCTTTATCACGATCATTATCTCTAAATAGTGGGGAAAGAACAGTTCCCGTTCCAACGTTCCTATCTTCTAAACTATATTCTTCAGCAATAATTTTCGCTGCTGTGGAACGTGTCGTTCCAGCGTTCCCGATAAGAGATTGGAATTTTCGCAAGGCCACTAGATCATGTTCGGTAAAAGCACGATTCTCTCTGTTCTTTCCGTCTTTAACTTTAATAAACTTGTATCCGTTCTTCTCTAGTTCCAAACACCATTTACGTAAGTAACTGTCACTTATACCGAGAGCTTCAGCAACTTCCTTTGTCCAATAGGATTTCTCCAAGGAGTCATGATTCCCGTTCCAACGTTCATCATCCATTTTTATCTGTTCCTCCTTCCGTTCCTATTGCAACATTCTCGCTAATAAGTGACAATCCTCCCTAAAAGTTTTTGAGAATGAAAAAAAGAAGACAAGCTTAGCGCTTATCTTCCTTTCCTTGTATCTCTATGAAACTTGTATTACAATTGATGTA